GACTTGAGCAAGCCGTGATTTGGAAACAGCGGCACCGGGTGGGAGACGTTTGAAACTGCACCCTTATTCTTGGGTTCCTCACAGACGGTTATTGCAAGCCCAGCGGCCTTGGAATGAACAATCCTATGGAGCCCGAACGCAATGTTAACGTATGCGTATCTTATTAAAGCCAAAGCGAAAGCAACTGAGGCAAAAAACCTGTTTTGCTGGTTCTCTGCGAAATCAGATTCCCGTGCAGAACGCGAAATCCTCAATATTCTCGAAGACAACGATATTGCCGTCGGTCGTGGCGCCGACTATCAATTACCTGTCCGCACCAACTGGTTTGTTGTTGACGATCTTCCTGAGGAAAGCACACTTGATGACACATGGTGCGATCGTTACGAACTGGCAGAAGACCAGCAAACGTGGCAACTGAAACAGAAGCCTGATAATGAGAATCAGGAGACTTCCTGCCAGCAAAAACCTGAAACCTCCAGTGCCAATGTCCCCACCAGCGATGCGCCAGCATTACTCCGCCCCATATCTCGCTTCCGCCTGTCTCAGCGACTGATTGCACACCTGTTAAATGACGGTGAAGAGAAGGAAATCAGTGAAGCGCGGCACATCCAGATCGGACAGATGGAACTGGATGAAAATGATCTCTATGTGCAAAACCTGTTACAGGCCGTTTCTAATGTGCCAGCGGTTAAAGAGCTTTCTGCTCATGTCGAGTGGAAGCTGGCAAGCGCTGTAAAAGAAGTCTTCGACTGTGAGCAGGTCTATACCGTTGCTTCATTTGAGCAATTTATTACCGAATGGATTGAAGAACCAGAAAAACGGGCTCTTACCGTTCAGGAGTGGGTTAATGATAAGAAAGCACGAGTTGCGGGTGATAAACATGCCACTCCACCTGTAACGCCAGAGCTTATTACCGTTGCGACTCTGCCGCTACGCCAGCGCCTCTTAGCTCAGTTTATTTCTGAAGAATATGCTTACCATATTGATACTGAGCAGAAGAAAACCATTCAGGAACTCGAGCTGGATGTGGATAACAGCTATGTGCAGAACCTGCTGCTTGCCGCCGAGAATGTAGAACCATTCAGGAAAGCGCCAGAGATCGATATCTGGAAGATTGTCAGCGCGCTGAAAACCGTTTTTCCGGTTGATGGAAAACGGGTTGATCTGTCTACCGTAATTCAGTTCTTTAAGGCCTGGTTCAGTACTGAACACATTGACCGCGGGTTGCTGGTTAAAGAGTGGTGTAAGGGCAATCGTGTGTCACAGATTCAGCGCTCTGATGTAGGAACCAACGCTGGTGGTGGCAATAAGACCGATCGTAACCCGGAACTTGTCCACACGCTGGAAACTCTGGACATTGATATTGCGCTGGCCACACTTCCAATGGATTTCAACATCTACGATATTCCTGGTGGCGTTTTCCGTCGTGCAAAAGAGATCATTGCTAAAAACGAAAGCCCGTTCAAAGAGTGGTCCGCCGCCCTGCGCAAACGCGCTGGCATCCTGGATTATTCCCGCGCCGCTATTTTCGCGCTTATTCGTAGTGCAGAAGAAAACACTCACCATTTCCCGGAACTGCTGAGCCGTTACATCAACAAAAACCTGACTGAAACCGACCACCAGCACCCAACTGAAGAAACCCTGGCGGCAGCCGGTCACGTACCAGAAAAAAGCTGGGAAAACGAGATTAAAGAGAAGTCCACAGCTGAACAGAAGGCAACAGCCGAACAACCAGAAATCGCCAACATGGGCAACGGAGTTTTCTCCATTGATGGTCTGATGGGTAACCAGCCGGCGCCAGCGCTTTCTGTCGTAGACCAGGTACGCCAGCGCGCCGTCGAAGAAAAATTACATCAAGCCAATACCGATGAAACCACCAGCGATGTGCAGATGGAAAAAACTGACGACAGCGAAATCAAAGCTAATGCTGAAGTGCCTCAGGGCGAAGCAGCTGCTTTGCCAGTTGAAAGCACTGATGCGGCTGGTGAGCCTCCAGCTTTCCTGAATAATGAACCCGTTCACCATATAGATACGGTTCACCTGAACGCTTTTTATACTCACCTGATGGTAGATTTGGAAACTATGGGCAGCGGTCCTGATGCACCAATAGTCTCTATCGGCGCCGTATATTTTGATCCTTCAACTGGTAACACTGGTGCCGAATTTTACCAGGTTGTCAGTCTTGAATCATCGATGTCGTTTGGCATGAAACCGGATGCGTCAACAATTCAGTGGTGGTTGAAACAATCATCTGAAGCCCGCTCTGCCATTCTGGTTGATGAGGCCATGGGGCTGCGTGAAACCCTTGAACTACTGGCTGACTTTATTACTGAAAATGCTGCTAACGGTAGTCACACTGTTCAGTTGTGGGGTAATGGATGCTCGTTTGATAACGTCATTCTCCGCCGCGCATATGCATTAACAGAAACTCCCTTCGCTGTTCCGTTCTGGAATGACAGGGACGTAAGGACCATGGTTGAACTGGGTAAATCTGTCGGTATCAACCCACGCTTCGACATCCCGTTTGAAGGCGACATGCACAATGCGCTTTCTGACGCCCGGCATCAGGTCAAATACGTATCTGCAATCTGGCAGCGCCTGACAAAAAACTGATTTTAGGTTTTCACTTACAGCCAGTTGCAGCATGTATTGTTGTGGCTGGCGGCATCGGAGTTATGTATGTCGCAACTCATTTTCAGCGAAGAGTGGATGGTGGAAGCGCGACTAACAGAAAAGACCGGCTTGTCTGAAAGACAAATTAAAAGTTATCGGTTGAATTTGTGGATCGAAGGCGTGCATTTCAAACATCTGACAGCTCTCGGGGAAACTGACAATTCTAAAGGTCTGCTTTGGTACAACTATCCAAAGATTAACCAATTAGTACAGGAAGCATGATGGACTTTCCAACCGGCGTTGAGCTGCATAATGGAAAAATACGGATCACATTTACCTATCGCGGCAAACGTTGCCGCGAAGTCCTTCGCGGCTGGACGGTGAACAGCAGCAACATCAAAAAAGCTGGAAATCTTCGCGCGCTCATAACAAGTGAAATACAGCTCGGTAAGTTCGACTATGCGGAACGTTTCCCGGAATCTAAAGCGCTTAAGAAGTTCATCACAACCAAAAAAATCACCACCTTTAAAGAACTGAGTGATTTTTTTACAGACACCAAAGCCTTAGAGGTATCTGGTGCAACCCTGCTATCGCTTACTTCGGTCGTAAATACGTTACAGCGTGTAATCGGAGAAAATACCCGTCTGGTAGATATTGAGCATGCCGATATTTTGCATTACCGAAAGGAGTTATTGACCGGGACAATTATTAACCCGGCAATGCCGAATCTGGCCAGGCAGGGCCGCGCGCCCTCAACAGTCAATAAACAGATGGCAGTTTTATCAGAAATGCTTAAGCTCGCAAACCGAAGCCAGTTTATATTGCATGCTCCTTATGAAGGAGTGTCGCGACTCAAGTTATCTAAAAATGATCCCGACCCACTTTTACTTCATGAGTACCAGGCACTGATAGCCGCCCTTCCCCGTAGCCAGGCATTAATCATCATTGTTGCCGTTCATACGGGGATGAGGCCGGGCGAGATATGCGCCCTGGCATGGGAAGACATTGATTTGGTAAAAGGTGAAATCCACGTATCCAGAAGTTTGACGAATAAGCGAGTATTTGTACCCCCTAAGACAGATGCCGGAATAAGGACGATAACGTTGCTTAAACCTGCTCTGGATGCACTGAAGGAACAATACGAAGTCACCGGCGCTAATCCGAAGCAAGAAATTCGATTTCACCATCGGGAGATCGGAAAAACTGAGCAGCAATCTCTTCGCTACGTTTTTTCACCGACAGCATATTCGTCAAAAAAAGGCAGTTACTTCTCCAAGAACTCGATTGCCTATGGCTGGAAGCGAGGCACTAAACTTGCAAATATCCGCGAAAGGAATCCTTATCAGTCACGGCATACCTACGCATGCTGGACGTTGATGGCCGGAGCGAACCCGTCATTCATAGCGAGTCAGATGGTACATGAAGATGCGCGCATGGTGTACGAGGTTTACTCCAAGTGGATTGGCGACATGAACCAGGATCAGGTCAACATGCAGAACAATCAGATGCCAACAGCACTGCCCCCTGGACGCCCCCACGGGCAGGGGAGCATGAGAAAAGTTATTTAATTTCATAGCGCTGCTTTCAATCCACATAATCAGCGTTAAACTATTCATACCATTATTTTAGGGAGAAACGATGATGCGCGTACTGGTTGTCGAGGATAATGCTTTATTACGCCACCACCTCAAGGTTCAGTTACAGGATTTAGGGCATCAGGTGGATGATGCAGAAGATGCGAAGGAAGCGGACTATTATCTGAATGA